GTGTTCGATCCACCAGTGCTGTTTGTATTAGTTGCAGCCGCCCGACCTATAATAAATCTTTCTGTTAAATCTGGGGTGCTATTATTTCCATCGCACAAGTGCCAGCCTGACGGAATGTTTGCGTTTGTTCCTGACCACATAGCAATCAAACCTGACGGAATAGAAACAATGCCTGTTAGTGCAGAACCATCACCAGTTAAAGCTGTAGCTGCTAAAGTACCTGTTACTGTCGCGCCTGTCGCTGATGCTGCTACTTTAGTAACACCCTCATGCTGCAATTCGTTAAAGTCTGAGTGAACAGCCGTAATTGAAACTGTCGCTGTACCAGTTAACGAAATGGCATTGTTGCTATTACTACTTTCGGTAGGCGTTCTAGTAAGTGAAGTGCCGCTACTACTATAAGTACCAGTACCAATTTCAAAATTACTACCTTCCTCAATTACATATTGGACAACATCGCTATTACTTACCCCAGCGTCTGCAAAGCTTTGAAAGCCTACAGAAGCACTACCTAATGTAACCGTACCAGTTCCAGTAGTGCTAGTCGTCATTTTGGCTCTGTTAAAAAGTTTCGCCATGACGATCTCCTATTATGTAAGCGTTAAGATACCGTTAGTTCCAATATCTATCGTAAAAGTATCACCATCATTCAGCGTCAGTGATGATCCGTAATCATAATAACCTATCAATGGATCGGCTGGTGATGTCACTGTATCATCATAAATAATCACATATCTAAAAGCTGCGACTGCACCACCTGATGCTGTTAAAACTAAATCGTTAGCTGATAGCTTATAAGTGCCAGATGTTTGTGTGCTTGTGACACTTTGCAGTTCTCTTGCTGATAGGTTTGTATAAGCAATTTCTGTGATATTTGCTAAGATACCGTTTCCGTCAGCCGCTGCGTTTGTACCAGACGTAGGGTCTGTGTTAGAAAGAGCCACTTTTAAAGTATCTCCATCTAGATCCATTGTGTTAGCCAGATTGACCACGAAGTCATTTACTTTAGTAAAACTTGCCATTTAGTAGCTCCTTATTTTCATTCGACGGCCAGAACCGCCAGTTTTTGCCAACTCGTTTTCTTGGTTTAAAGTTTCCAGGGCAGACGTGTAGTACGCCCCCCAAACTGGGATCCGATTGTCCTCCATCAAATATGGAGCGGATTGTAAAAGCGAAGCATACAAGTAGACATCCGGATAATAAGTCAGGATCCAATTTGTTGTTATGCTATTGCTTAAACCCTCTATAGCTTCGTAATAAAGCATCTCTATTGTGTAGTCCGCGTCGGGAGACGGAAACACCTCTATCGAGCCATCGATCATCGCGTAGTATGCCGGTTCTCCAGTAGCGTTACCAGCTTCTGCTCTTAGCTTAGATATTTCATTAGTTCCGGCTAATTCTAAAACTTTAGTTTCAGCGGTGTCTAAAGTCATTCTAACTGGTGATAAAAAGTCAGTTGGCAAAGATGTAAACTGGGTGTCTAGCAAAGCTGTTTTGCGAGCCTCCATTCTCCAGTGCCTAATGTCTCTATTCATTTTAGCCTCTGCCAAACGAATAAAAGTTGGAATGACGTTTGTTAAATCATCACGATTTAAAAAATTTGCTATTTCTGTTTTTAGCTCGGTAAAATTTGATAGGCTCATTGCAGCTTCCCTTCGCGCCTGAAATATTTCTCAAGCTCTTCGAACACCGGCCTGGCAACATTGGCAGCTCCCGTAGCAGCTCCCTTGATCACTGGTTTAGCAAATGGGGCTAACGTTAACGCAGCATCGCCAGCGCCCAGGGCGACTTGACCAACCTTGCCTAATACACCAGGCATGCCATTCATAGCGTAGGCGTCCGGTATAGCTCGCGCAGCGTCGTAAGCGTCCTCGACGCCCATTGCAGTGCCTACGCCTGGCATAAAGCCGGCAACGTTCAATGCTTGTGTAGCCAATCGTGGGTTGCCAGTCCTACGCAAGACTTCGTCAAAAATACTATAACCTATCATGTTCTCCGTATTGCTGGCATCCATTGCCGCCTGGAGCTCATCCGTTGAATATCTGTAACCAGGAGCAACTGCTCGACCTCGATTACGTCCACTCAACTCCATGTTCGGCTCTCGCGGTGTGTTCATTTCAAAAGCTTCGCCGGCTACGCCCATCGTGTTGTCGTATTGACGTCTGATCCGCTGATCTTGAAGACCAGCAATCTTAGCTTTTAATTTGTTTTCTAATTCACTCATTGCGCCCTCATGTTGTAGTAAAGAGGGCTCTCAGGTGTGCCTGGTTGCGGTTGCTGCATTCCTAACGCGCCCATAACACCGCCAGCTCCAAACGGAACAGACATGGCGCGTTTATTCATAATCATGTCAAATAAAACTTGCTCTGGAGTTGTGCCGCGCTTGGCAGCCGTCGTCGCTGCTCGATCACGCATGGCGCCCATAAACGTCGTTTGGCTTGTCGGATCTACGCCAGTCCTTCGAGCAGCTCCCATCCACAACGACGCTTGTACTTGCGGACCGGTTAAGCCCAGCTCCTGGCCGAGCTCAAACATAAAGTCCTCCATAGCGCCGTATTCACGATCTCTAGGCATTTGCGCCCAAACGTTAGAACTTTTTTCCATTTCTTCGATGGGAATGACGCCGTCCACAACGGCTGCTTTGGGATTAAAACCAGGCTTTCCGTTTTTGTTTACTTTGAAATATTTTTTTACTTTAGGATATTTTTTAATCAGGTCTTGCATAAATGCTTCACCAACTTCTGTACCACCAGTAGCAAGCCAGTCTGGATCTTTTGATGCCATGCCAAAATACCTGGTAAAGTGCAGATCCGCCGCAATGTTTTTTTCGCTGCCTTTTAGAGACGCGGTAAAGCCTTTAGGTTTTGGGTTTTCCACCATTGAGCTTTTTGTCGGCGCGACGCCTGGTTGAGGCATGCCAGCAAATTCGCCACGCAATTGACGACCTACAATCATTTCCTGATTACCGGCAGTTTTGTGGCCGTATTTTGGAGCTCTTTCTTTTGCTAATGCTCTTCCTTCAGCATCCGTAAAAACGTTCCTAGCCTTGTCGGCGTAGGTAGGGTCGGTATAAAGTTTTTCGCGGATAGCAGTAGCATTACCAATGTTGGGTATAACTTTCGAGCCTGGTGAAGCAGCTCCTATAAGATCTAAAAATTCGTGATACTGCCGCAAGCCTTCGTCAGGACCATATCCAGTCGTAAACCAATCGAGAAGCTCTTCGCTGTTGTACCAGTCTTCGCCAACCTCTAGGCCAGCGTTAATACTTCTAAGCATGTCCTGGCGCATGGGATTATTTTTATCCCGAAGAGCCGATAAAGATTTTTCGAGCCTTGGCGACAACTTTTCTGGCTTGTAGCGCATAAAAGAAAATTCATTACGATTAGGGCCGGCACCGCGATACTCAGGCTTAGAGCCTGGCGGTTTACCGAACATGCTTAATAATGCTTCTTGGCCTTGTTTTAGATATGCCACTTACCGCCTCACACTTTTTTTGCCGCTACACCCCCAGGCTTTACGGCGAACTTTTACTTTTGGTGTACGCTTCTGACTAACAGTCCGAGCGCAATAGTTATCTCCGCGTTTCGTACCAGGTCGAGAAATACGCCGGTGCGTTTTCCCCTTGCTATCCTTGTACGTTGTCCCGTCAGCGTATTTTTTGCTGGCCGGTATTTTTTTTCGTTTTGCCGGCATTACTTCTTCTTTTTCTTTGCCTTGCGTTTTTTGGCAGTCTTAGCGCTTTCCTTAAAATCTTTTGCGCTAGGAGCTTTTGGATCTTTAGCGCTACGCATTTTCTCTCCGCTACCAGCCTTTATCCTGGCTCGTTTCCGAGCGATATTTCTGTAAAGCCCAGGTCGTTTAGCCATCTATCGTCCCACTTTCCTCATCGCTTTTTTGTGTGCATCTGTAAAAGTAGATCCGGCCAGCATCAGCCTGGTCATCTCACGCATGTGAGCAGCCGTGTGATGCTGCGAATGATTTTTCATCGCAGACTTTTGCCTGGCAGTTAAAGATTTTTTCTTAACCTTCTTAGCCATAGCAATTACTTTTTCTTGCCGCCTTTTTTCTTTTTACCGTACATAAAAAAACTCCATGTTAATCTTGCGATCAAATTAACATGAGCCAGCCAAATTTACCTAAATTTGATGTTAAGCTAAGCCTTGGATGTTACGACGGAGCTCGCCACGAAACCGATTAAACGCGCCAGACATGGCCGTCGCGCCTTCGCTTGAAAAAGTGAGCGCCAGCGAGTCCGCAAGATCGGGTGAGTTGTAGCCTCTTTTCTTCAAATCCTGTTTGCTTTCCGCTTTGATTTTTCCGGAGCTGGTAAACGTATACCTCAGCGACGTCAGCTCAGACAAAAGCTGATCGTTCTTGGGGATCTTACAACTTCGGTTTTCTAGCCAGGCTTTTGTTTTAAACCAAAGCTCGGCGCGTAAATTTAAATAGGTTTCCTTCATGGACGGACTTTCGCTCACGTTAATAGCGCGAACCGGCAGACCAAGTTCAGAAAGTCTATCAAAACAACCGGCGCCCATTCCGACGCTGTCGATCATGATTTCCAAGTTGTCCTGCTCAAACGGTTCCAGGGCGTCGTACTCGGCTTTGACACGACCAACGGTCTGCATGAGGTCTAAGCCGCCCCAGGTTCGCATCTCAGTCACTACGGAGCCTCTACGCTTGCACAGAGCCGTTTTATCCCCTCCATACCTGGCCACGTCCAAAGCCCAGACCATAGGCGTCTCAGGGCTCTCCTCAATGTCGCGATGTTGCGCTGCCTCTACCAAATGAAACGGAATTATCGTGTCGTCGTCCGCAAGAGGGAATTCACCCATGACGCGAACCATAAACGCGCTGGAATTCTCGCCGTATCGGTCACGCATCTCGTCGATAAATTCTTCAGCAACTAACGGGCTGTCCTGGCAGCTCCACCGCCTGGTCCACCAGCTTTTCCGCATTCGGTTGTGGCTCTCAAAAAATGTGCCGCTCGAACGGGTAGGGTTCGACAACATCAAAACGGTTGCATTAGCTGATGATAAACTTCCGGCGCTGGCCTCAAAGACAACCTCCGGCACACCTGATGCCTCGTCGATGACTAAAAGCACGTTGTCGGAGTGAACCCCTGCCAGGGCCTCCCCAGCGTTCTCAGCTCTCGCCGTCCGGCAAGAGATAAACGCTTCAGCCGGTGCCGCTACAAGCTCCACACGATCAGACTTCACGTTAAGCAATTGTTGCAGCTCCTTGGGAAGCTCTCCGATCCACCGTTTAAGCTCGGAGTACATCGCGTCGAATAGCTGCGATGAAGTGGGGGCCGTCACAACGACTTTGCAGGGAAACTTGAGCATCAAAAACCATAGCATCGCCCAGCTCGCAGTCGTTGATTTTCCCGTTCCATGTCCCGAGCGGACACTGAGGCGCCTAGTAGGGGAGGCAACCTCGCGCAAAAATTCTGCCTGGTAGTCAAAAGGCTCAACTCCAAGGATCTCCTGGACAAACCGAACCGGATCGTTTTGATACGTCTCGACAAACTCTTCCATAAAATTTTTAGTCGTCATTCTCGATCACTTTCGTCGTGTCCTGGACAGTTTTCATTTTTCGCAAAGCGTCCAGGTGCATGTCGCCCAGGGAGATCGTGACCTCAGTCTGGCCGGCCCTGGTGCCGTATCGGTTTTGGTTCCAGGCTTGAGCAACAAATCTATGCTGGCCAGCCTTCTCCCTGGCAATCGCAACGTCGACCTGGTTAAGTTCCTTTGTCCTGGATCCTTCTTCCGCCAGGTCGCGTTCCATCTGTCGCTCTTTGCCCAAATTTTCAAAAATTTGGAAGCCCATCTCCGCATGCGCGTCCGCCGCTTTTTCGCGTATCGCTTCGATCGCTTTGCTGTACTCGTCGTGATTGATGAGCAGCCGGTGAAGGTATCCTCGGTTAAGATCCAGCTCTTTTGCCAGGCTGCTAATGGTGCCGCCAGACATGAGAAAATCTTGGAGGTACTCTGCGCCACCTCGCGTTTCTATTTTCTCCAATGCCTGGCGACGTTTTGGTCTTCCTGCCATGTATGAACTCCTGCTTTTCCTTTGTTATCCTATTTGGTTTTGTCTCGCCAAATTTTGGCGTCAGTGTGTGTCTTGACCTGGTCCAGGACCGGGGGCCAAAATCGTAGAGGGGGGGGTCATTTTTTGTCTATTTGCGACATTTTCGGTTTCCAATCTGCTAACCTATTGTTTTTAAAGGGTTTCGTTTTCGCATAATTAAGATTATGTTAATTCTTGCCTCGCGCACGCGCGTGTGCGCGACCCCGTCGCCGCGTGTCGCGACGTGCTCAAAAGGGCAGCGCGAGAGCAAAAGAACTTTGGGAGAAATACCTCGCGCTGCCAGTTAATGGCTATCGATCGGGAGGAAGCGATAGCCTCATCGAGGTAATGTCTAATCATTACAACAGATCTCCGAGCCCACCAAAATTACACGTCATCCATTTGCAATCGGTAGGCAATGACCAGGTAGTTAATCTGGTCAATCAAGCTGTCCTCATGAAAGCCGGTGTTATCCATCCTGGCAGCTTTGAGCTCAGCCATTAACCTGGCAACCTCATGAGCTGTTAGCTTCTCCCCAGGCTTTAACTTGTCCTGGAGCACAGACGTCCATCTGGAAGCTATTGTCTCATGCAGCGGTCGAGCGTCTCCGTAAGTGTGCTCACGCATTGCCAGAATGTCATTAGCTTTACTAAGTATTGTTTTATATTTCATCTTTACCTCTTGCTTTGTATCGAGCGTACCCACGCTCACTAATTACCTTGACGTAGTCTCGGTCGATCAACGTCATGAGCTGCTCCAACATCTCTTGCTTAGTTTCGTCCATCGCTCCGGCTAACGTGTCGAGATCCATAACGCCCTGGGAACGCATGAACGTGAGAATGTGCAGTTCGTACCTGGACAATGGCTCCCTAGCCTTACGACGCTTCTTGTCGTCAGGAAGGGCAGCTCTTAATCCGAGCTTGGCTCGGCGCCTTTCGAACTCCATCATTTGGACGCGCATCTTATCCTCGTCCATTCTCTATTTCCCACTTACGCTGGAGAATTGCCTGGCGCTGGAAATTATTCCAGCTCTTAAGATCCGACATATTGAGATGACGCTTTCGATTAGCGATCGCTTCCAGCTCCACCAGATCTGTAACTGCGTTTAATAAACGTAAGAAATCCTCTTCGCTCATTACAGCGTAATCCGGAGCTTTCCACTCCAACCGTTTGAGATCCTCCTCGGTCAGCATTTTGATACCAACCGAGCAACCATACCAAGAATACCATTACCTAAAGGTAAATGGTATTTTCGGTATACTTGGCGTTGCCAATACCAAAACATATACCAAACTATACCAATTATACCATTTTGATATACTTTATGTATAACAATCAGATACTTAGACATCACGCTATTTATGGTACAGCTTGGTATAACCCTCATAATTTGTACTTTCTGGCGGTTAACCAGCAAAACCCGTCATTGACGGCTATTTGCCCCTTGTTAACGAGATTATCGAACGGTCTGGTAAACGCCTGACTTTTGTTTTTCGCTGTTGTTTTGCCCAGGTAATGTTTTCGCAGTTCTTCAACATCAATCATCCACCTGGTGCCA